GCTTCAACGAACTGGCGCTTGCTGTAGCCCATCAGACAGGCCCTTTCATGGCAGCGTCAATCTTGGCCAGCAGCGTCTTGTCGCTGGTGCGCCCGTCGAACTTGATGCCCAACTCGGTAGCCTTGGCTTGCAGTTCAGCCCGCGTAGGAGGCGTGTTGTCGTCCTCGGGCACCTCGGGTATCTCCGATGCGCCTGCGAGCGATCCTGCGGCCTTCTGGGCGGCTTCCTGAGCCTGCAGCTTCAGCCACGGCTTAAGCTTTCGGACCTTCTTGGCCTGGCGGTCGTTCAGCCCAGACAGAAACGCCGCTTCGCCGGCCTGCGCGATGGCGTCGCGCACAGTCACGGCCCATCCCTGGGCGAGATAGGCGTCGTGTTCTGCTTGGTCGCCCACAGAAACAAAGCGGTACGTGCCGCCGCTACTGTGTCGCTGCGTACCAGGGGACAGATAGACGAAGCGCGGGAATTCCATCACTTGGGCTTCTTGGCGGTCTTGGCCGACGCACGAAACGCCGCGGCCGTGGGCGCACCCTTGGCGCCAGGCTTTCGCATCTTCTCGCCGCTGCCGGCAGCGATGCGCTCGCGCTTGGCGTTGATATTGGCGTACAGGCCAGGCTTCAACGCCTTCATTTCATGCCTCGCTTCATGGGCGCAGGGCCGGGGCCTTTGCTCGGCTTGCCGGCCTTCATTGCCGCAGTGCGCGCGGTGTTCAAGGCAATCGCCACCGCCTGCTTCTGCGGCTTGCCGGCCTTCATCTCCTTGGAGATGTTCTCGCTCATCGTCTTCTTGCCGTAGCCTTGCTTCATGGGCATGGTGTTCTCCAGATGTGAAAACGCGGGCGGCGGCCGGGAACCCCCAACCCAAACCGCCCGCGGCCCGAGATCAGGCGATCCGGTACGTGATGTACGTCGTGGCCGAGTCCTTGCGCGTGCGGAACCGAGCCGCAGCGCCCGAGGTGCCGGCGGTAGCGGCCGAACCCACGATGGTCATGCCGGTGTTGACCGTGATGGTCAGCGCGAACGCAGCCAGCGTGATCAGCGACCAGTCGAACGACTCACCGACGGCGATGTTGGTGGCGGCGTTCAGTTCGGTGGCTAGTGGGAGCTGGATGTTCCGGCCAGTGGTGGGCGTGGCGGTCACGATGCCCGAGAGCAGGGCAGCAGCCGTCGCGGCCATCGAGCCGCCGTCAGCGATGTTGGTCGGCGCACCCTGCGGCTGCCAGTTGCCATCGTCGCTGATGACGGGGTCGGTGCCGACCTCGTACTGCACCGGGAAGGCGCCGGCATTGATGACCAGCGTCGCGCCATTGGCGAACGCCGACGAGGTGTAGGTCGTGTTGGTGACGGTCTGCAGCAGGTCTTGCTGCTCAGGGTAGTTGGGGAACCCGACGACCTGCAGAACCTGCGCCTCGCCTTGCGTGCGAACGGCGATCTTCTGGTTGGCGGTGAGGGTGACGGTTGCGGTCCCTTGGGACGCGACGACAGAGTAGGTCATGGTGATGTGCTCCTGGAAGATGAGTTGACGAAGGGGGCCGAAGCCCCCTGTTCATCAGGTCTGGCCGAACAGCAGGATGCCCGACATCTCGGGTTGCTTGTTCACGACGCCGTACAGGGTGTCGAGGCGGTACTTCGTTTTCATGGTGTTGACGTCGTACTGCTTCTGCATCACCAGTTCGATGCCCTGGTCCGTCGAGGCCCGCATCACCGCCGCACCAGCATCCATCGGCACCGCATAGCGGCCCGGCAGGATTTCCAGCGCGTCCTTCTGCCAGAAGCAGTTGATCGGCGCCGCGGCGATGTTCAGTCGGTCCACGGTAGCCGTTGCGTTCGGCGTGACCACGACGTTCTGATACTGCGCCTCGGCGTCGGTGCCGCCCTGGTTGCTGATGATCGGCGGGGTGATCACGCACGTCGTGGACGTCAGCACCTGCACGACCCGGAAGGTCTTGAGGTTGCCGGTGTCGCCCTTCGTGATGTGATGCACCGCGTTGACGCCGCCGATGGTGATGGCGTCGCCCGCCCGCAGATCGGTGGTCGAGGAGACCGTGATCGTCTGGAAGCGGTTGTCCACGTTGGCCGTCTCGCCCGTGGTGGCCACCGAGGTGGCCTGCGGAACCCAGTAGTTGTTGGCAGCCGCCAACGTGGACATCGTCGGGTCCGACCCGCTGGCCGCACGGATGCGGTTGGCGTAGTCGAACTTGTACGTGTCGAAGCCGGCCACGGTGCCCACGAAGCCGCGACGATACGCCTCGTCGCTCATGCGGTTGCCGAACGAACGCGTGGCGACCGCCAGGTTGCCGGCCATGCCGTTGTAGTCGCGGCTGGACAGCGCCAGGTAACGGTCGAACGCCTGCACGCCCTGCTCGTTCATGATCGTGTCGCACAGGGCGACATCGTCATAGTCGCCGGCAGCGCCGGCAACAGTGACGACCAGCGAACCCTGGTTCGCGGCCACAGCCATGATGGCGAGGTTGATGTCGCTGGCGAGCTTCTGCTTCGCGGCGTCGCCGAGACGGCCTTCCTGCAGCGCGTCGCGCAGTTCGAGCGCGTCCATGATCCACGGGACCGAGCGCTGGAAGCCAAGCGTCGCCGGCACGGACAGTTGGGTCATCTGCTGGAAGTTCAGCGTCTGATCCATGCCCGAGAAGGATTGGGCGATGTAGGGCTGGGGGCGCCAGATGATGTTGTTCGTACGTTCCATCATCGTACCCTCGGTACGATACAGTGAAACGTTCTTGCTGAGAACCAGCGCGTCATTGAAGCCTTCGAGGAGGTCTTCGAACGCGACGCGCTCTTCCTTGGAAAACGAATTGGCCATTTGTGACTCCTGAGAACAGATGAGTGACTGATGCGGTTAGGACCGCGCCTGATACTCACCCGTTAGAGCCGGTGGCCGCTCGTGATTTTGGTACTGCCGATTTGGTGGCTGGCGAAACCGAATGTATGGATTCTATGCCAGCCGCCATATTTCTGTCAACCCCTCCTAGAAGAGTCCTTTTTCTGTTGTCGGTACTGATGGACTTTGGTGTAATCACCAGTACGCTCCGCTTCTGCTCGCAATCGCTCCAAATTGGAGTCAACCGTACCGGAGATGCTCGCGTTACCGCGAATCGTGGTGGGGGGCGGAGGCGGTGCTTTGCGATTTGTGACTTTCAACTTCGTCTCCAGTTTTCCGATTGCGATGGCGAATTTCACCGGATCTTTGATCGCGGCAAACTCTTTGGCTTTGGTCGGATCTTTGCCAAGTACGTACACCACAGCAGCTGGATTTTCAGCGCCCTGGATGATGATACCTTGTTGGACGACATTCAGATTTTGTTGGACGACATCCTCAGCCTGATCATAGTCCTCCAACTTCAAAGACTGCTTTGAAGTGCCGTAGACTTCAAGTCGCTGTGCCCAATTGCGTTTTTGTTGTTCTTCTGTCTGCTTGGCTTGGGCTTCCAGATCATCGATCTGCTTTTTGTGTTCGTGCCACTTCAATAGAGCAGCTTCATACTTGTCGGTATCGAAATCGAAATCTTCAAGCCGTGGTTTGGTGGTGATTGTCGGTTGAACTTGAGCAGGAGCTTTCAAACGTTGAAGCTCAGCTTCTTGTTCTTTCAACTTCCGTTGAGCTTCTCGATGCTGCTTTCGAAGCTCTCGGACCCATTCAGCAGCTGGGGCTTTGTTTTCGGAATCATCGGCTTGGTTGATCGGCTGATCGTCGATCGTGACAAGGGTCTGATCTTCGTCGGATTCCGATTCTTGACCAGATTCTCGCGGAACTTCTGCGACGGAGGACGACGCAGGAATCTCTGCGGCAGCAGGCGCCTCAACTTCGATTTCGACTTCGGAACTCATAATTACTCCTCTCAGCCATTAATTCAGGTTGGCTGGTTACCTGTTTACATCACACCGACTCCACCGCCAGTGGAAACGCCAGATACGGAATCACCGATTCCCGCACTCGAAATGTCAGCACCAGTGCCGACGTCAACAGCACCAGTGTCATCAGCTAGGGACGGGGTACCGGATTGTTCTACGTGAGACCCACCGGTCAATATGGACATGGCTTCACTGGGGGTCAGACCAGTCTGTTGTGCCATATCCAACGCTAT